AGGCCTGGCGCATGGCCCGCCAGAGCATCGCGAAGCGCAAGCCCGAACCGCAGCCGATGCCGGGCACGGAGGCTGCTGCGCAGTCACCGATGATCCGCGCCAACCAGGCCAAGCCCGACAGCGACGACCTGGAGGAAAGCCACGACAAGGCGCGCACCCGGCGCGAGATCGCCGAGGCGAACCTGGCCGAGTTGCGCGAAGGCGAGCTCAGCCGCGAGCTGGTGCGCCGCGCGGACATCGAGAAAGCATCCTACGAGGCGGCCCGCGCGCTGCGCGACGGGCTGAGCAACTGCGCCAAGCGCCTGGGCGCCACGGTGGCGGTCCTCACCACGCCCGAGGAATGCGCCGCCGCTATCGAGCGCGAGCACCGCACTCTGCTGCAGTCCTGGTCGCGCACGATGGGCTCCCTGTCGGAGCAGGCCGCGCCATGAGCAACCTGGCCGACGGCTACGCCGCAGTCATGGCCGCGCACGCGCGCGGGTTCGAGCCGGATCCCGACATGCCGGTCGACGAGTGGGCCGACGAGTACGCCTACATCCCGGCCGATACCGGCGCCAATGAACACGGCAAGTACCGCACCAGCCGCACGCCGCACGCGCGCGCCGTGATGCAGTGGCTGTCGGCCAACCACCCTTGCAAGCGCGTGGTGCTGATGGGTGCCAGCCAGATGCTCAAGACCCAGGTGGCGCTGAACTTCTTCGGCGCCAGCGTCCACCAGGCGCCCAGCAACTTCCTGTGGATCGTCCCCACCGGCACGCTGGTCAAGCGCGCCAGCGGCCGGATCGACAAGACCATCCGCGCGATCCCCGTGCTCGCCGATCGCGTGGCCAGCAAGCGCAGCCGCGACGCGTCGAACAACTTGACCACGAAGGAATTCACCGGCGGCACGCTGCATGTGCTGACGGCCGGCGCCGCGGCCAACCTCTCCGAGGTGTCCGCGCGCTACCTGGTCTACGACGAGATCGACCGCTCCGAGAGCAGCGTCCAGGGCGAGGGCTCGCCGTCCGCCCTGGCGGAGGCCCGCCAGACCACCTTCGAGCAGAATCGCAAGGCCTACTACCCCAGCTCGCCGACCATCGAGGGCGAGTCGGCCATCGCAGATCTGTTCGCCCAGGGCACGCAGCGCGAGGCGCTGGCCGACTGCATCCACTGCGGCCACGCGCAGCCGCTGGACTTCTTCAAGCTGATCCGCAGCGAGGACGGCACCCAGGCCCTGTATCCGTGCGAGGAGTGCGGCGGGATCCACACCGAGGCCGACAAGGAACGCATGTTCGCCCGCGGCGCCTGGTCGGATGGCGTGGGCGGCGACGGTGAGACCGAGTCGGCCACGATCAGCCAGATGTTCTTGCCATATGGCTGGTTCCCCTGGATCGGCCTGATGAACAAGTACGAAAAGGCCCGCGAGCTGATGGAGGCCGGCAACGAGCACGAGATGATCGTGTTCTACAACACCCGGCTGGCCAAGTGCTGGGCCCGGGCGAAGGAGCAGACCAAGCACGAAGACCTGATGGCGCGCGTGGAGCCCTACCGCCTTGGCACCATGCCGGCGGCGGCCCTGCTGCTCACCGGCGCCGTCGACACCCAGAACGACCGCCTCGAGCTGCAGGTGCAGGGCTGGGGACCGGGCCTGGAGTCCTGGCTGGTCGACTACCAGGTGATCATGGGATCGCCCGCCGAGCTTGCCACCTGGGAGCGCCTCGACCAGCTGCTGCTCGGCCGGTATCGGCATGCCGGATCCGGCCAGATGCTGAACATCGCCGCGGTGTTCATCGACTCCGGTGGATCTGCCACGCAGGAGGTCTACCAGTTCACCTACCCGCGCCGGCGCCGGCACATCTATGCGATCAAGGGCGCCAGTCGGCCCAACCGCCCGATCCTGAGCAGCAAGCCCTCGCTGGTGGACGTCAAGTACAACGGCAAGGTCGACCAGAAGGGCGCCCAGATGTGGATGATCGGCACCGACACCGCCAAGGACTACCTGGCGGCGCGCTGGCACAAGGCCAGCGGCCCGGGCGCCATCCACTTCCCCCAAGGCCTGGACGAGGGCTACTTCAAGCAGCTCACCGCCGAGTACATCACCCACAAGTACACCCGGGGCCACCGCGTGCGGATCTGGGAAAAGAAGCAGAACGACCGCAACGAGGCGCTGGACCTGACGGTCTACAACCTGGCCGCCGCCTACTTCTGCGGCCTGCACAAGAAAACAGAGCACCAGTGGCAGGTGCTGCGCGACCGCCTAAACCCGCGCGAGCCGGAGCTCTTCGCGGCCGCCAATGAGCCCGTGCAGACGCCAGAACCGCCCAAAGCATCCCCCTTGCAACTTGACAAGAAACATGCGACAATGCATGCCGTCGCGGTCGAAGAACACCCCGAGAATCCACCGCCGTCAGACACGGCAACCACACCCGACCAGGCGCAGGCCAGCCCGGCAAAGGTGTCTCCAAAAAGCCCACCCAAGCCCGTGCGAGCCCGCAACTTCCCACGCCGTAGCGGCTGGGTCAAACAGTGGTAAGCGGGGTGAACATGGCAGACATCGTCGACGACTTCATGCAGCGCCTGCGCGCGATTGCGCCTGACTTCCCGGCTCAGGCGGCCCAGCAGCTTGAGGCGCAGACGCGCCAGGTGTGGGGTGGCACCGAGCCCTATGTGGCAAAGCGCCCTGCGCAGCTGCGCACCTTGAAGATCGGCGAAGGCCTCAGAGCCCAGAAGTCACTGCGCGACGTGTTTTCAGATGCCGGAATCACCAAGCAGCACGGTTATCGACTGTTGTCGTCCAAGAGCCGGTAACATTTTTCCCCCTGAACTTTTCCGCAGGCTTCGGCCAGCATCAAAGCCTACTGCGTGATGCATTTGCCTTCCTTGAGTGGCATCGCGAATCATCCGGCGTTACTCGCACCAACTGGAGAGCATTAAGAACATGAGCTGGGAAGTACCTGCCGGCGGTAGCGGATCTGTCGGGTTCACGAACACTGGGCTGGCCTACGACGGCACAAACCTGTTGATCGGAGACTTCACGAATGGTCGGATCGTCAAGACCACACTGACTGGCGCATACGTCGGCGAGATCGTTTTGGCTTCGGCGCCAGCGACCAGCGTGCAGGGCGTCGCATACGACAGCAGCGATGGCACCTATTGGGTGTGCCATGCTCACGCCACTGCTGGAACTATCCGCCAGTACAACTCAAGCGGGACGCTGCTCAACACGATCACACCAGGGGTCGGGACGCAGGGGCCTAACGGCTGCTTCTACGACGCGGCAAACGACCGCATTCTGACTGTCTGGCCAGGCTTCCCTAACGTGATTCGTGGCTATTCGTGCGCCACGTTGTCCACGACGCCGGTCGAGACTATCACTCTATCCGGCTTGAGCGGCGGTTACGTCGACGGCATTGCCCTAGACCCTTCCACGCCTACCACCGATCTGTGGGTTACGGTGGATGGCGCCACGGAAGCCGAGCCCGCTTTTTTGTCGAAGGCAAGCAGGTCCACGGGCGCGGCCTCGTCGACCGTCGTTATGCCATCGTCTTGCGAAAGCATCGCCTTCGTCGGCAGCAGCTTGTACAGTTGCCACGACCAAGGGTTCCATCTGAGTGTGACAAACGGCAACCGGGTATGGAAGCTGGACCCGACTACCGGGGAGGAGGCCTACGGGTTTTCTGTCCGCGCCAAGGGGGGCAGCTTCACGCTGTTGACTTCCACCGGGAACCAGGCCGTGTCCGGTCTGGGGTTCGTTCCCAAAGTTGTCTTTGTGTTTGGCATGTTCAATGGGGCGGGCATCGCATACGGGGACGCCTTTGGGGTCGCTGACAGCCAGACGCGCCAGTGGGCGATGTCGAGCCGGAACAATGACAACGTCACCCCGACGCAGTGCGACAAGTCGTGGGATTCCACGCTGTTCTTCCACTGTACTGATGGCCTGGGCGCCGTAGTGTGCCAGGCGGCGTTCGGCTCAGTCACCCACGACGGGTTTGCTCTCAAGGTCACAAACGCGGCGCTCGCGACCAGGCGGCTGCACTACCTGGCCCTGGCGGGCGATGATGTTGAGGCCTACGTGAGCAAATTCGACCTGGCGACAGGTACAGGAAACCAGGCGGTGACCGGCGTCCCGTTCACCCCGAAGTGCGTGCTCATGTCGGCCAACCTGAGCAACACCACCGAAGGCATTTCCGCTATTGAGTCTCGCTTCGCACTTGGTGCCATGACGTCAGCAGCGCAGTGGTGCGCAACATCCTACGCGCTTGACAACTTGGCCGCCGGGGACGAGCAGGGTGTGGGGCGCACTGACGCGGCCATCGTTCGGATCTCGGACGTGTTCACGACCACCGCGCTGGCCGCCCGCACTTCCCTGGATGCGAACGGGTTCACTGTCAACAAGAGCACGGCACCTGGTGGGTCCATTCGCCTCGGATACGTTGCTCTGGGAGGCCCGGCCTTGTACGCAGTGGGTGCGTTCAACCAACCGACCAGCACGGGTGACCAGGCAATCACAGGCGTTGGGTTCAGGCCACTGGCCGAATTGTTCCTATCCGCCGGCCGAGTGGCCAGCACGACCCCGACAGGCGGGTCGCGGACTATGCTGGGTGCCGCCGTGTCCTCTACTGATCGACGCAGCTACGCGGCGACTGCTCAAGACGCGGTAAACCCGACCAACTCGGCCCGTGACATGGACGAGACGGCGTGCTTGATCGCCATCAGCGACGGCGGCACGCCGACACGCCTGGCAACTGCCGGGTTCGTGTCCCAAGACTCGGATGGGTTCACGGTGAACTGGTCCGCAGCGGACGCCACAGCAAGACAAAACTTTTATCTGGCAGTGGGGGCGCCCCCACCAACGGACGCATCGGGCCGGCTATCTGAGCGTCGAAACCAGTCTGGTATCAACTTTTTCGGTGCAAGGAGATAAGCATGGCTACTTACAACACGCCTAAACGCGGGGTTGCTTTCAAGATGTACGTGGGCCTGGTGGACCAGGCCGACACGCGCCTGCTGAAGGCCAATCCAACTATTGCGTCAGGCGATTTCCAGATCAGCAAGGACGGTGGGGCCTTTGCCAATCTGGCCACCTTGCCCAGCGCGAACCCGGCAAGCAGTCGCGCGGTGATGATTGACCTGTCGGCCAGCGAGATGACAGCTGACAACATCGTGATCCAGTGCGTCGACGCATCGGGCGCAGAGTGGTGCGACCAGATCATCAACTTGCAGACCACCGCCAGCCAGCTCGACGACCTGGCAACGGCGGCAAACCTGGCAACGCTCGCCGGCTACGTTGACACCGAGGTCGCTGCAATCGTCACGGCCACCACTGCGTCGGCCATTCGGACGGCCCTGGGCCTTGCTTCGGCCAACCTGGACACGCAGATCGGAACGCTGGCAACAGCGGCCAACCTGGCTACGGCGGTGGGCTACATCGACACCGAGGTCGCCGCCATCAAAGCCAAGACCGATAACCTGCCAGCGGCGCCGGCCGCCGTAGGCGACATCCCATCCGCTGCCACGATCGCAGACGCAGTCTGGGATGAGGCCCTGAGCGGTCATGCCACCAGTGGCACGACAGGCGCGGCGCTGTCCGCGGCGTCAGGTGGAGGTAGTGGGGGCCTCGACGCTGCTGGCGTGCGAGCCGCCATCGGGCTGGCCTCGGCCAACCTGGACACGCAACTGGCCGCCTTGCCGACCGCAGCCGAAAACGCCGATGCCGTGTGGGACGAGGCTGTCGACGGCTCGACCACGGCGCGCGAGTCCATGCGTCTGCACAACAGCGCCCTGGGCGGCAAGGCCAGCGGCATGGGCTCCACCACCGCCGTGTTCCGCGACCTGGCCGACTCCAAGGCCCGCATCACTGCCACCGTGGACGCCGACGGCAACCGCACCGCAATCACGCGAGATCTGACCTGATGTTTGCTAGGCGGTACTTCCCCAGCCGCCACTTTGCCGCCCGGTTCTTTGGCGACGGCGGCAGCAGCTCGTCCAGTGTCCCTGGGGCGCAATTCTTCGGGCGTCGTTACTTTGGCGTCCGCGTCTTCGGATCTGCATATTACGGTCCTGGAGAGGCGACCACCTCTGCCACGTTTACTGTTGATAGCAAAGTCCGTCTGGGCCGCAAGATCGCAAAGTCGCCAGATACCCGTCTCGGAAGGACAACCCCATGATCGACAAGCTCACCGCTGGCGACACGCTCAATTTTCTGACCTCTGGCGGCGACTATCCAGCCGGCTCCGGGTGGTCGCTGGTGTACAAGCTGATCCCTCGCACCGCGGGTCCTTCGGTCATCTCTTTCTCCAGCTCGGCCGAGGGTGATGACCACCGTGTAACTGTGGCCAGCACCACCACCGCGAACTGGACAGCGGGAACCTACAGCTGGGCGGTCTACGCTTCAAGAAGTGGCGAGCGCCACACGCTGCAAACGGGCACGACCCAGATCATGGCTGACCCTGGCGCGGTGTCCACACTGGACACCCGTTCTCCTGCGGCGATCGCGCTCGAGGCAGCTGACGCCGCCCTGGCCGCCTACGGTGCCAAAGCCTACCTGCATTCCTACGAGATCGCCGGCCGCAGCCAGCGCTTCCAGGATCCGGCCACCTTCATGGCCTGGCGCGACAAGCTGAAGGCTGAGGTCCGACGCGAAGAGGCCGCCGCAGACATCGCCGCTGGCCGCCGGCCCCGTAACCAGATCCTTGCAAGGTTCAACACACGATGAACACCGCCGTTGTCCCCTTCTACGACGCCAAGCGCGTCGCGCAAAAGCGCAGCGTGGTTCTGGAGAGCTGGCTCAGCCAGCAGCCAGGAAATGCATTCCGCCGCGCCGGCATCCAGCCGCCGATGCGGGCTCGGCGCAACTACTACGCCGCCCAAGTCAACCGCCTCACTGCCGGGTGGTCCGCCACCACGAGCAGCGCAAACGCCGACATCTTCCGCAGCCTCGACGCGCTGCGGGCCCGCAGCCGGGTGCTCGCCCAGAATGACGAGTACGTCAAGAAGTGGCTGCAGATGGTCTCCACCAACATGGTGGGGCCGTTCGGCTTCCGGTTCCAGGCCCGCGTGTATGACCCGCCAACCAGCGCCAAGAGCGCCCCCAAGCCCGACAAGCTGGCCAACGACGCCCTGGAGAAAGCCTGGTCCGAATGGTGCAAGGTTGCGGACGTCACAGGCCGCAACCACTTCACCATGTTGTGCCAGATCATGGCACGCACGGCCGGGCGTGATGGCGAGATCATGGCGCGATTTGTGCGCGGTAAGGAGGCCGGCAACCCCTTCGGCTTGGCCCTGCAGCTGCTGGACATCAACCGGCTGGACACCAACCTGAACCGCCCCGAGGGCAACGGCGTCACGCAGATCCGCATGGGCGTCGAGATGAACCGCTGGGGCCGGCCGACGCACTACTGGCTGCGCACCCGCAATCCAGGTGACAACTACAGCGTGGCCCAGGGGCAGAGCCAGGCGGTGCACGAGCGTGTTCCCGCTGAGGACATCATCCACGCCTTCATCAGCGATGACCCCGAGCAGGCCCGGGGCGTGCCGTGGGCCCACGCGGCCATGGAGCGCCTCAACAACCGCGGTGCCTTCGAGCACGCGGCCATCATTGCGGCGCGTGTCGGCGCCAGCAAGATGGGGTTCTTCACCACGCCAGACGGCAATGCGGAGCCGGCATCCACTGGCGTCGAATCGGATGACGGCAGCGATGACGGCCAGCTGGTCACGGAAGCCGATCCGGGCACCTTCGACACCCTGCCCGAGGGCTACGACTTCAAGGCCTTCGACCCCGCCTACCCGAGCGACATGTTCGCGGACTTCATCAAGGCCAACCTGCGCGGCACCGCCAGCGGCCTGGGCGTGGCCTACCACAGCCTGGCCAACGACCTGGAGGGCGTCAACTTCAGCAGCATCCGCAGCGGCACGCTGGAGGAGCGCGACTGCTGGATGGTCCTGCAGGAGTGGTTCGCCCAGTCCGTGCTCGAGCGCATCTTTCCCCAGTTCCTCGACGCGGCGCTCACGTTCGGCCTGGCAGTCATGCCCAACGGCAGCAGCCTGAGCGTGGCCAAGCGCGAGAAGTTCTCGGCGCATCAGTGGCAGGGGCGCCGCTGGGAGTGGGTGGATCCGAAGAAGGACATCGACGCCGATCTGACAGCTCTCGACGGCGGTATCAAGTCGCCGCAGATGATCGCCGCCAAGCTCGGCGTGGACTACGAAGACGTGCTGGCCGAGATCAAGGCCGCCCAGGACATGCGTGATGCCATGGGCATCGTGCTTCCTGCCCGTGGTCAGCAACAGCCGGCGCAAGCTCCTGCGGCGGCGGATGTACCCGATGCCAACGCGGACGATCCGGAAGCTAACTAGTAACATTTTTCCCCCTGACTTTTCCTTTCCATGCGCCCGACCATCAGGGCTCATGGACACCACGCAGTCACAACCCAACGCCAGTGCACTGAAGCCCGGTTCCCGCCTGCAGCGCGGGATGGCTTTCACGCGCGAGGCCATCAACGTCGAGGCCCGCACCGTCGAGCTGGCCTTCGCAAGCGAAACACCCTATGAGCGCTGGTGGGGCGTCGAGATCCTCGACTGCGCCCCGAAGTCCATGCGCCTGCAACGCATCAAGAGCGGCGCCCCGCTCCTGTGCGACCACAACACCCGAGACCAGATCGGAGTCATCGAGTCGGTACAGATCGGCGCGGACAAGGTTGCCCGCGCTGTGGTGCGCTTCGGGAGAAGCGCGCGTGCCGAGGAATGGTTCCAGGACGTGGTCGACGGCATCCGCAGCTCGGTCTCTGTGGGTTACGAGATCCACAGCGCCAAGCTGGTCGAGACCAAGGACGGCGTCGACACGTACCGCGTCGACGACTGGGAACCCTACGAAGTCAGCATCGTCTCCGTTCCCGCCGACACCTCGGTCGGCGTCGGCCGCGCTGCCGGCGAGGAATCCCCCGTCCTGCCCCTGAACACCCCCGCAAACACCCAACGCTCCAAGGAGTCCCCTACCATGCAAACCGCACCCGAAGCCACGCCGGCGCCCGTCGCCCCCGCCATCCAGTCGCAAGACACCGCCGCCCGCGACGCCGCGCAGCGCAAGCTGACTGCCGAGCTGATCGCCATCGGCGATGCGCACGAGCGCTTCAACGGCCGCCAGCTCGCCCGCGAAGCCATCGAGCGCGGCGACGTGAACACCGAAGCCCTGCGCTCGCACATCATGAACGCCATGACGGCCGCGCAGAAGGGCACCACGCCCGCGGCCAACCTCGACCTGAGCCGCGGCGAAGTGCAGCGCTTCAGCGTGCTGAAGGCGATCCGCGCCCTGGTCGACAAGGACTGGTCGGGCGCCGGCTTCGAGCGCGAGTGCCACCAGGAGATCCTGAAGCGCACCGGCCTGAGCGCCGCGGTGCACGGTGGCTTCTTTGTGCCGGTCGATGTCCAAAAGCGCGACCTGACGGTCGGCACCCCGACTGCCGGCGGCAACCTGGTGGGCACCAACCTGCAGCCGCAGAGCTTCATCGACCTGCTGCGCGCCCGCAGCGTGTGCGCTGATCTGGGCATGACCATGCTGACCGGCCTGGTGGGCAACGTCACAATCCCGAAGCTCACCGGTGCGGCCACGGCTTATTGGCTGGCCAACGAGGCGGCGGCCATCACCGAGAGCCAGCAGACAATCGGCCAGCTCGCGCTGTCACCCAAAACCATTGGCGTCTACACCGAGCTCTCCCGCCTGCTGATGATGCAGTCGACCCCGTCGGCCGAGGCGCTGGTAATGAACGACTTTGCCAAGCAGATGGCCCTCGGGATCGACCTGGCGGTGTTGGAAGGTTCCGGCTCCTCTGGCCAGCCCACCGGCATCTCGCTGACGGCCGGTATCGGATCGGTGACCGGCACCTCGCTCGCTCTGGCCGGTGTCACCGAGTTTCAGACCGACGTTGCCGCTGGCAATGCCCTGGATGTGGGCAGCGCTTACGTCACCACCCCGACGGTGGCTGGCCTGCTGCTGCAGCGCGCCCGGTTCTCCAGCACCGACAGCCGCACGCTGTGGGAAGGCAACGTCCTGGAGGGCACCGTCATGGGCTTCCGTGGCCGCACGACCACGCAGGTGACAGCTGCATCCATGACCTTCGGCGATTTCGCCCAGGTCGTGCTGGCCGAATGGGGCATGCTCGAGATTGCGCTCAACCCGTACGCGAACTTCGGTGCAGCGATTTCTGGCATCCGCGCCATCCAGTCCGTCGACGTCGGTATCCGCCAGGCCGCCGCCTTCAGCCGGGCCACGTCCATCACCTGATAACCCCCCGCCCGTAGGTAGACCCCCGCGCGGCCATGAGCGCCGCGCGGGGCACCTGAAGGCAGGCAGGTACATCACCCAAGGACACAGCGATGGTTCAAACCCTCAAACCCCTCGACAACGGCCTGGCCACCTACGTGGTGCTGCGCGCCATCTGCATCGGTGGCGACCGTGTCGAGCCAGGTGCTTCCATCCAGCTCACCAAGGTGCAGGGCACCGAGCTGGCCGCAGCCGCCAAGGTCGCTGCCGATGGCACGCCAGCCGCCAAGGCTGCGCAGGACGCCGCGAAGGCAGCCGCCAAGGCCGCCAAAGCTGCTGCCGCGGCCAAGCCAGCTGAAAAGCCGGCAGACCCGATTCCCGAAACCGCCACCACCTCGCAGGAGGGTCCCGCATCATGAGCCAGTTCAACTTTGCCGGAAACGCCACCGTCGTCAACATCTTGACGCCGGTGTCTGCGGCCAACACCGCAGCCGCTACCAGCTCGGGCGTCGACCTGATCGACTACGACGGCCCGGTCATCGTCACCCAGCACAAGGGCGCCGGCACCGGCACGCTCGACGGCAAGCTTCAGGACAGCGCCGACAACTCCAGCTTCGCGGATGTGTCCGGCCTCGCCTACACGCAGGAAACGACTGGCGCCGGCATCCAGAAGCTGGTGGTCAACCCCAAAAGCGTGCGCCGCTACATCAAGTACGTTGGCACCATCGGCACCGGCCCGCAGATCGTGGGCGTGTCGATGCAGGGCGTCAAGAAGACGATCTGACGATGTTCGCCGAGGACCTGGCCCCTTTCTTCGACACCGATGCCGGCTTCGCACAGACGGCGACGGTGGGGGCGGCCTCGTTCCCGGTCATCTTCGACAGCGCCTACCAGGCGCCTCTTGGCGGCATGATCGAGTCCACCGGCCCGGTCTGCCAGGCCAAGAGTGCAGACGTCAGCACGGTGGTGCAAGGCACGGCCATCACAGTCAACGCGGTGGCCTACAAGGTGCGCGAGGTCCAGCCGGACGGCACGGGCGTGACCACCCTGTTCCTCGAGCGTGCAGCATGAGCACCGCCTTCGACGATCTGGCCGACGCGTTCGCCTCGGTGCTGGGCCAAAGCCCGGCTGTCTGCTCAGTCATCGAGCAGGACGATGTGCAGCCGCTGGCCGCGTCTGAGACGACCGCCATCACCATTGTGCTGGGCGAATCACAGCCCGAGCAGCTCGGCGGGATCCAGGGCAATCCGGTCGACTGGATCACCGAGGTGTCGGTGCATTGCTTGGCGGGCGCCTTGGCTGTCAACGCACGGCCGACAGCCCATGCCCTGGCCGCCGCTGCCTACGCCCGCCTGGCTACCGATCCCAGCCTGGGCCTGAATGACTCCGCCGGCGTGCACATTGGCGAGCCGGTCCTTCGCCGCCAGTTCGAACGCACCGAGCGCAGGTTCGCCCTGGTCACCCTTGTGTACAGCGTGCGGCACCGCACCACATCCCTGAATCTGGAGTAAGCACCATGGCACGTTACATGCGCGACAGCGCCATCCTCGCGAAGATCGAAACCACCGAAGGCACTGACGCTACCCCCACCGGCAGCGCCAATGCAATCCTGGTGAGCGACCAGAGCATCGATCCTCTGGTCGCCAACAACGTCCCGCGCGATCTGATCCGCAACTACTTCGGCGCCTCCGAGCACCTGGTCGGGACGGCCTACCTGATGGTCGAGTTCACCGTCGAGCTGCAGGGCAGTGGCACCGCGGCCACCGCGCCAGCCTGGGGCGCACTGCTTCGCGCCTGCGGCATGGCCGAGTCCGGCCTGGTGAGCTACGCGGCCTACGCGCCCGACACGCCGGCCGCCCAGAAAAGCGCGACGATCTACTACTACGACAGCGGGGTGGTGCACAAGCTCCTGGGCGCCAAGGGCACCGTCACCGAAGGCGGCATGTCGGTCGGCGGCCGGCCCACGCTTCGCTTCCAGTTCATCGGCGTGGACGGCGGGATCTCGGCGGCCTCCGTGCCCAGCACGACGCTGACTGGCTGGAAGACGCCGGCGGTCATCACCACGGCCAACTCGGGCGACGTGACGATCGGCGGCACGTACAGCGCCGGCGCCGTCAGCGGTGGCACCTCCTACACCTCGAAGGGCCTGACCTTCTCCCAGGGCAACCAAGTGCAGTTCACCCCGCTGCTGGGCCTCGAGGGCGTCGACATCACCGGCCGGGAAGTCACCGGTTCCGTCGAGTTCGACCTCACGGCCGCGCAGGAAGTGACCTTCATGGGCATCGTGAAGGCCAACACCGTGCAGTCGCTCAGCCTGGTGCATGGTGCCACCACCGGCTACATCGTGGGCGTGAGCTTCGCCGCCGTGCAGCTGCTCAACCCGAAGAAGACCGAGATCAACGGCCGGCGCCTGATCGGCTACGACTTCCGCAGCGTGCCCAGCGCGGGCAACGACGATCTGATCATCTGGTCAAAGTAAGGCGGGCACATGTTCCAGCTCGATCCCGCCCCTACCTTCGACGCGTCGGTGTCGATAAGCGTGCCCGGCCAGGCCGATGGCATCGCTTTGCAGGTCACGTTCCGGCACAAGCGCAAGACCGCGATCGCCGACTGGATCTCCCGCGCCCGCGGCCGTTCGGACGCCGAGATCCTCGACGAGGTCATCGAGCGCTGGTCTGGTGTGCACAACGCCGCCGGCAAGGATGTGCCCTACAGCAGGGAGGCCCTGGACACGCTGCTGGAGAACTACCCCGCAGCGAAGGATGACCTCTTCCAGACCTACTTGCGCGAGCTCACGGAAGCCAAAAGAAAAAACTGATCGAGGCTGCCAGCAGGCTGACAAATGGATGGCAAGACACCGCGACCACCACTGCAGCGCTGGCAGCCCTTGGCCTCAAGCCCGACCAGCCGTTGACGGTCCCGCAGCTCGGCATCTGGCCCGACAACTGGGCCGCGTTCCGGGTCTTCTATCGCATCAGAACGCAGTGGGCGGTGGGGATGTCTGGCGCGATCGGGCTGCGCATGGAGGCGATGCCCTTCGCGTTGCAGCTCGAGCAGGTGAGCGCCGAAGACTGGCCCGACGTGACAGATGGTGTGCAGATCATGGAACACGAAACCCTGCGCCTGTGGCGCGAGAAAAGGTAGTGCAGCGTGCCTGATACCAAGATCGTCCTGTCCGCAGTAGACCGCACGGCCGCCGCGTTTACCAGCGCCGCGCGCAACCTGCAGTCGCTGGGCCAGCGTGCGCTGAGCGTCGACTCCATCCTGGGTGGCCTCGGGGTCACGCTCAGCGCCGGCGCCGCATTCGCATGGGCCCGCAACGTGGCCACCGGCATCGATGCCCTCAACGACCTCCAGGATGCAACTGGCGCCAGCATCGAGAACCTGAGCGCGCTGGAGGATATTGCCGGTCGCACGGGCACGAGCTTCGATACGGTCGGCGCCACGGTCACCAAGTTCAACGCGGTCCTGAAGGATGCCAAGCCCGGCAGCGACGCCGAGGCGGCTCTGCAGGCACTGAACCTGAACATCAAGGAGCTGCAGCAGCTGGATCCGGCAGAGGCGCTGCGCCAGACCGCCGTGGCGCTGGCCGGCTTTGCGGATGACGGCGCCAAGGCGAGGCTGGTCCAGGAGCTGTTCGGCAAGAGCGTGCGCGAGGTGGCGCCGTTCCTGAAGGATCTGGCCGAGCAAGGCCGCCTGGCGGGCACTGTAACCACCGAACAGGCCAAGGCGGCCGAAGAGTTCAACAAGCAAATCTTCACCCTCCAGAAGAACATCCTGGACCTGTCGCGCTACCTGGCCGGCGACCTCATCACCAGCCTGAACGCCGCGGGCAACGCGATGCGCACCAGTGGCTTCGTGGAGGGCATGGCCGTGCTCTTCGGTGGCACCGCGCAATTCAAGAGCGACAAGCGCCTCACCGACCAGGTGGATGCGCTGATGAACCTGGAGCGGGCGCTCTCCAACTTCCGCAAGGAAGGCTACGCCGAAGACTCCCGGGCCATCAAGAATGTGCTGGCCCAGATCGAGACGGTCAAGGAGCAGGTCAAGATCACCCAGGGCTTGCGCGCGATCGCAACTCCCTATGACCGCTCCGCAGAGCGCGTGCGTCGCCAGGGCGCAACACCGTTGTCGGTGGCGTTCACTGGCGGCACCGGCAAGCCAACGGCCGCCCGCAACGAGGCGGTGCGAGCTGAAACCAATGACCTCGAGGTCTACATTCGCAGCCTCGAGCGCACGCTGGAGCGCACCGAGGATCTGTCGGCCGTCGAGACCGCGCGGCTGCGAATTGCTGAGTCGCTCAGCCGCACCTCCAGCGTGCTCATGCAAAAGCAGGCGCTGGACCTGGCACAGAAGATCGACGCGGCCAAGCTGCTGGAGCGGGAGAACCAGGCCCGTGAGAAGAACAACCAGATGGCCCTGGCTGCCGTTGACGCACTGGCCGCGGAAAACGAGGCCATCATCGCCAGCAATCAGTCGCTGAGCGACCAGGTGGAGGAAATGGGACTCACCACCCAGGCCGTGCAGGAGCTGCGCCTGGCGCGACTGGACGCGGTGATCGCCGCCGATCGCGAGCTGCTGGTCACCCGTCAGAACATCGAAGGCGGCGAGGCGGAGGCGGCGCAGATCGAGCGGCGCATCAACCTGCGTCTGCGTGAACGTGCCCTGGTTGAGAGCCAAGGCAACCGCCAGGTGCAGATCGACGCGGACCAACTGTCCAAGGAAGCAGCCCAGACCCTGAACGCCGACGTCAAGTCCGCGCTCAGCAACGCGTTTCGGGACAGCAAGAACCCCGCCCAGTCGTTCGCCACGGGCCTGGGCAATGTGATCTATACCCGCCTGACCAATTCGGTGGCCTCCGCCCTTGCCGATGGCCTGGTGGGGACCGGCGCCCCCGGCAGCTCGGGCGGCTTGCTGGGGACGCTGGCCAGCAGCTTCCTCTCGTTCCTGCCCAAGTTCGACACCGGCATCGGTTACGTGCCGTTCGACATGCCGGCCATCATCCACAAGGGTGAGCGGGTGCTGACGGCTGAAGAGAACCGCCGCGGTAGCGGCTTCGCCCCCAGCACTTCCATCGTGGTGCAGGGCGGTGGCAACTCCGGCGAGATCTACGCCAATGTCAGCAAAGCGCTTGATGCGCGCGATCGGCAGTGGGCAGATCGCCTCAAGGAAGCGGGAGTGTTCTGATGGCCATCCTGACCATTCCTGCCGGGTTGGCGGTGCGCAAGTTTGACTTCGGCCAGAACCGCTACGACATGGAGTTCGGCAACGGTGACACCGGTGTCAGCCAGACGCGCCTTGGCGCGCCACCGCGATGGACCGCCGCGATCGTGGGCCCTCAGTGGCTCACAGAAGCGGAAGCGGCCATCTGGCGCGATCTGATCCTGCGCTTGGATGGACGCGTGAACCAGCTGGCCGTCTACGACTACGACCACCAGGCTCCAGCTGGCACCATGCGTGGCACCCTCACATTGGCTGCATCGGTGGCCGCCGGCGCCAGGTCGCTGAGCGTAACGGGTGGGGTGGGGCAGGCCGGCACCACCCTGCTGGCCGGCGACTGGATCGGCATCGGCTCGGGCAGCACCCGGCAGCTGGTCAATGTGGCCGCCAATGCCACGGCCAATGGCTCCGGCGTGATCTCGCTCACCATCTCGCAGTCAACGCGCTGGGCCCAGTCTTCCGGCAGCGGCGTCACTTGGGACAAGCCGACCGCCTTGTTCCGCCAGCGCACCAGCAGCAACAGCTGGTCGCGCGAGGGCGACGTGCGCACCGGCTACGCGCTGGACCTCATCGAGTCCTGGGAGTCCTGACCCATGACCGCAACGACCAACGCGGGATTCGACTCTGCCGCTTCTGCCGCCGTGGTGGGCGCGCTGTACCTGGTCCAGATGGACTTTGCCGGTGGCACGCTGTACTACACCAACTGGCCGCACGACGTCACCGTGGGCGCGCAGGTCTATACAGGCCTGGGCACGCTCGGCGCTGTGGGGCCCATCCGCGAAAGCGAGGACGGTGGCAGCCAGACGGTCGACCTCGAGCTCAGCCAGGTCAACGTGGCCATGCTCGCCCTGGCACTGGGCAACGTGGCGGAGTATCAGGACCGCGCCGTGCGGATCTACCTGGCCCTGACCGACTCGGCATTCGTGATCGCCGGCGACCCGGTGCTGCGGTTTGCCGGCTACATGGACACCGTGGCCGTCAAGCGCGACGGCGAGTCGGCCAAGATCACGATGCGCTGCACCAGCGGCGGTGCAGACGTCCGCAAGTCGCCCACCGCCCTGCGCATGAACGACGCCCAGCACCAGGCGCGCTACCCGGGCGAGCGGCTGTTCGAATACGCGCCAGACCTGATTGGCCAGCCCAAGCGGTGGCTGTCGGTGCGCTTCCAGACGAGCCTGATCCCATGAAGCGGCACAGCACGGAGTGGTTCAGCGCGCTGGACGGATACGTCGGCGACCATGCGGCAAAGCCGTTCGCCTGGGGTCCGCATGACTGCTGCACCTGGGCGGCTGGCTGGGTGCAGCTTGTGCGCGGCACAGACCCGATGGCAGATCTGCGTGGCTACGACAGCGCCCTGTCTGCCAGTCGCGTGCTGGCCAGCGCCGGCGGCCTGCTCGCCGCTGTTACCGCGCGCATGGGACCGCCCATCGTCGGAACCATGGCCCAGATCGGCGATGTGGCGCTGGTTCGCCATGGCCATGGCTTGCTGAGCATGGGCATCTGCATCGGCCCCTACATCGCGGCGCCAGGCGAGGCCGGCCTGCTGATGGTGTCGATCGCGCGTGCGGAGGCGGCATGGCGCGTCTGATCCTGCTGTCGCTGCTGCTGGTGCCGGGTGTCGCCCTGGCCGATCCCATCACGCTGGTCGCCGGCCTGGCGCCCATCATCGGCGGCACGGCGGCCGCCTTCATCGTGTCCTACGGCGGCTACATCGCCTTCGGCCTGGTGCAACTGGCAGGTGCCGCCAGCGCCCGGCGCAAGCAGCGGGCAGCAGCTGCCCGCCAGCGCGCGGCCACGATCGCCAGCCTGCAGGACCGCAACGTCACCGTGCTGAGCACCGAAGAACCCTGGCGGATCGCCTACGGCTCGCCGGCGCCGATCGGCGGTGCCCTGCAGGCCATTCTCACCAGCGGCGCCAACGACGAATACCAGCACCTGGTCATCGTCTACAACTGCCGGCCGTCCCAGTCGATCGACGAGGTCTACATCGAGGGCGTGCCGGTCGGTGCGCTGGACGGATCCGGCTGGGTGACTGGTGGCGCCTTCTTCGAGGCCCAGGGCGACCAGACGACCAGCGAGCTGGTCACCTTCAACGGCTCCGGCGTGGGCACCGTCTCCCGAACCGTTGTCAGCCTGCTGGGGGCCTTCGTCTACGACGGCGCCCCGGGTGAAGGCGTGACGGCCATCGAGTACCCGGCAACCGCCTCCGGCACCACGGTGACCGCGCCCAGCGCCGCCGGCTTGTCCGTCTGGGTGAGCTACACCTATGCCGCCGGCATCGCCCGCGTGAACCTCCAGAAGCACCTTTCACCAGGTGGCGTGGACACGGCCGACGCCTTTCTCATGGCTGCCGTGCCCGACAAGTGGACCGCCGCGCACAAGGCAAGCGGCATGACCTACCTGGTGGTGACGCTGGATCTGCGCTTCGGCGCCTTCCAGGGCGGCCCACCCAACATCACGGCGCGCGGGCAGTGGGCCCTCCTGTACGACTACCGAACCAGCACCACCGCATACAGTGCCAACTGCGCGCTGGTGGCCGCCGACTTCCTCCGTGCGGACTACGGCTTCGCGGCATCCTCCAGCCAGATCGACACCGCTGCGGCGATGGCGGCCGCCAACGACTGCGACTCGCAGGGCTTCGAGGCCCATGGCGTGATCAGCACCGGCAACTCCCGCGACTCCAACCTGCAGCAGATCGAAGACGCCATGGCCGGCGCCTCGCACTTCAGCGGTGGCGTGTGGCGGATCATGGCCGGCGCGTGGTCGACGCCGGTGCTCACCCTGAACGACGCGCACCTTGCCGGCCCCATCGAGATCGTGCAGGCCAGCAACCCCAGTGCCGAGCGGTACAACACCGTGCGCGGCCAGTACGTGCCGGCCAGCGGCCTGGGTACGTCGCCGGACTACACCCCCTATGTGGTCGGCGCCTACCTCGCCGTGGACGGCAAGGAAAAGGTGTTCGATCTCCCGCAGCCGATGGTGGCCACCAATGCGCAGGCCCAGAAGCTGGCCGCCATCGCCGTCGAGCGCAGCCGCCTGGGCGAGACCATCAACTACCCGGCCCACCTGGTGGCCTGGAAGCTGCAGCCCGGCGATCGCGTCACCATCAACAACACCGAGCTGGGCTATGTCGGCAAGACTTTCCGCATGACCGACTGGAGCTTCTCGCTCACGGCTCCGGTGGGCCTGGCGCTGACCGAAGACACGGCGGCGGTCTACACGGGCACCTTCACCGACCCGGATGCGGTGGACCCCACCAGCAACCTCGGCGATCCGTTTGCCCGGCCAGCGGCGCCGGCCAACCTGGTGGCCACCAGTGGCAATACGGTGCTGCAGCGCGCTTCCGACGGCACCGTGATCACCCGGGTGCTGGTGACCTGGCAGGCGACCGATGTGCGCACCATCCTGCAGGGTGGATACACCCAGCTGCAGTGGCGCCTGGCCACCGAAGCCACCGACGTGTGGCAATCCATGGACCTGCCGGCCGACGCCTCCAGCCAATATCTCACCGGCCTGCAGGACGGCACGGCGCTGCTCATCCGCGTGCACCACATCAGCGGCCTGGGGGTACCGGGCATCTTCTCCACCACCGCCCACGTCGTGCTGGGCAAGACAGAGGCCCCGCCGGATGTCGACAGCCTTGCGATCAACGGCTTGGTGCTCAGCTGGCCACCGGTGGACGTGATCGACTTGGCCGGCTATCGCCTGCGTGCGGTTGCCGGTGCCACGGCCAAGTGGGCGGCCGGGTTTGCCTTGCACGAGGGCATCGTCACCGATCCACCGTACACACTCGTGGCGTCGTTGGGTGGCCTTTACACGTACATGGTCAAGGCGGTGGACACGTCGGGCAACGAGTCGGCAATCCCGGCGAGTGTGACGGCCACCAGCTCGTACACGCTGGCCGGAAATACGCTGGAGTCGTGGCCACAGGCGCCGCTGTTCGAAGGGGCCATTGTCGGCGGCACCGTGGTGTCCGGGCAGTTGGTGGCCAGCAGCACTGGCGCTCTGTTCTGGGGTGCAGATGCAAACCTGCACTGGCTGTCGGACGCGGCCAACTACTGGGGCGCAACCAGCTACGGCCAGATGACCTACACCTTCGCGATCGGCCCCAGCGCGCCAGGTCTGCTGGTCCTGGACTCGTCGATCGCCGGCGACGTGGTCAACATCGACATACGCCGCGGCGTCGCTGCAGGCTTCTGGACCAGCGATGCGGCTACCTTCTGGACCAGCGACCCCGCAAGCTTCTGGACTGCGATCACCTCTGCCTGGGCGCCATGGCCAGGCGCCCTTGAGGTCGTCGCCGGCGAATACATCGAGATGCGCGTCACGACCAATGCCGGCGCCACGCAGGGGGTGATCAGCGTGCTGACTCCCTACCTCGATGTGCCCACCGTCGAGGACTACGTCGACAACGCGGTGGTGGCCGCGGTCGGCACCAGGCTCACGCTGTCCAAGTCCTTCCGCAGCATCAAGAACATCCAGCTCACCGTGCAGCAGGACGGCGGCAGCGCGGTCACTGCGCGCTGGATCGACAAGCTGGCCACTGGCCCCCTCGTGCAAGCCCTCGACATCTCTGGAAACCCTGTCCCAGCCACCGCGGACGCCTACATCAAAGGATACTGACCATGCCATTCACCCTCCCATCCAGTACCGGCGCCGCCTCGCTCACCGATGCGGCCACCACCGAAGCGCAGCAGAAAACCAACCTGACCAACTTGCGCGGCTTCATCGCCGAGATGCTGGGCACCGACAGCACCAGTCGAGACTCGGCGCGCAGCCTTCTCGGCATCGATCAGCCGCAGCTCACGTTCAGCGTAGGGGCCAGCGCTCTGACCATCGCGCTCAAGACTCCGGCCGGCTCCGATGGCACGTCAGCAGCGCCGGTCAGCATGCCCTTCCGATCGGCCACGCTGACCAGCGGCGCGCTCGTGGTGCGCAAGTTGACGGCCGCCGCCAGCCTAGTGGTGAGCAGTGGCTCCACGCTGGGCACCACCAATGGCACAGACGCGTGGCTTTATGTCTACGCCCTGGACAACAGCGGCACCATCGAGCTGGCGATCAGCGGGTCCTACTATGGCGACCACTTCATCGGCAGCACGACGGCCGAGGGTGGTGCAGGCGCCGCGGACAGCGATGCCACCATCTACAGCACCACGTCGCGTAGCAGCGTGGCCATGCGCCTGCTGGCTGCCGTGCGCAGCAACCAGACCACTGCAGGCACCTGGGCCGCGGTTCCGGTGGAGTGCCGCTTGGCCGAGCTGGGCGGTATCGGAAACCCGGGCTGGAAGTGGCGCGACCTTACGGCATCGCGCTCAGCCGCCACCACCTACACCAACAGCACGGGCAGGCCGATCCATCTGTCAGTGTTCACTGGCACCGCGGCGTCGGAGCAGATCAACCTCACGGTGGACGGCGTCAAGATCATGGAGACCGGTGTCACCGCCACCGGTGCCGTGGTGAACCTCTCCGCCATCATCCCGGCCGGCAGCACCTACTCGGTGGGCCTGGTTGCTGGCTCCATCAGCAAGTGGTTCGAGCTGCGCTGATCATGAAGTACTACCAGACCCCCGACGGCGCCATCTGGGCGTTTGAAGACGATGGCAGCCAGGACCACCTGGTGCGTCCCAACATGGTTGCGCGCACGGCCGAGCAGGTGGCCGCCGCCCACGATGCGCAACGAGACGCCAAAGCCGAAGCCCTGGCGCAGATCCGTGGCCTTGAGGTCGCCAACTTGATGCCGCGGGCCACCCGGGAATTCATGCTGATGACCCTCGAGGCTCAGGCAACGCCGGAGCGGCTTGCTCAGCTTCCGGCCTACGTCAAGCTGAAGGCCTTCGATACGCAGATCGCCGGCCTGCGCGCCATTGTGCGAGGTGGCACATGATCGCCGCGCTGCTCTCTCCAGCGCTGGCGCTCCTGCTCCTCTGGCTGCTGTACGTGGTCGGCATCCAATACCAGCGTGGCGGCTGGTGGCGGTTCCTGGTGCTTGTCGCGCTGCCCGCGCTTCTGCTCAACGTCATCCTGAACTACACAGTCCTGGCCCTCCTGACCTGGGACTGGCCGCAACGTGGCGAGTGGACATTTTCCAAGCGCTTGGAGCGGCTGGTGTTGGCGCCAGGCTGGCGGGGAGATGTCGCCTTCTATGTAGCCCGCCACCTGCTCGATCCGTTCGACCCGGACGGCTATCACGTCAAAACGAGGTCATCCCATGGCTGAGCCATCTGCCGGAAGCATCAGCATCACCGCGCTGGCGATCGCCGTCCTCGGACCGATGGCCGGTCCGTACTGCCTGATCATTTTTGCAGCGCTGGCCGGTGCGCTGTGGCCGCTCAGCACCATGGCAACCGTGACTCGCGCGCAGGGCGCGGCGTTCCTAGTGCGGGTGGTTGCCGGCGCCGTAGTGGTCACCGGCAGCGCGGCCTACTGGATCGAGAGCGTCTACAAGGTGCCAGCCCTGGAATCCTTTGCGCTCGTCGCGTTCATCTTCGGCGCAATGGGCAACGGCTGGAGGCCCGTGCTGGCCGGCCTGCGCGGCGCGCTTGTCAACCTGGTCAACCGACTGGGAGAACCGCGAGGCGGCGACCAACGTGGAGGGCCCACACAATGACTGCTCTGATGTGGCTCCACGAGCTGCTCTGCGGAATCCTCTTGTGGTCTTGTTTCTGTCGGGCCACCCGCACCAATGCACAGACCAGCCTGCCCATCTTGCTGAGTTTCTGGCTGCTGTCGATCGCGGCCATCTTCGCCACCATGGCGCCGGTTCTGATCGGCTGGGAGCCCGATGCCGTCAGCCTGCTCCTGCTGGCCAGCATCAGCCTGGTGCAAACCGTCACCGCCCGCTACTGGCAGCAGTCGCCGCCGGCCGCGTTTCAACGTCCTGACCAAGGAGTCACATCATGCGATTGACCCTGAACCGCCGGCCATCCCTGGGCGGCGCCACCATCGGCGAGCTGCTCGAGGACGGTGCGCGCCTCTGCTATACGCTCGAAGACGAGATCCGCGAGGTCGTTGGCGAACCTGTCGGCAATTGGAAGATCCGCGGCGCCACCGCGATCCCGGCCGGCGAGTACCGTGTCACGCTGGAGCACAGCCCGCGCTTCGGTGCCGACACTCTCACGATCAACAATGTGCCGGGCTTCGTGGGTGTTCGCATGCACGGCGGGAACAGCAGCTCCGACACCGAAGGCTGCCCGCTGCTGGGTCTGCGTGTGACCGACAACACGATTGTGGGCGGAACCAGTGGCCCGGCTGTCGCCCTGGTCAAGGCCCGGGTGCGCCAGGCGCTGGCGGCTGGCCAGCATGTGCTCCTGACCATCAACAACCCCACGGCGGTGGCGTGATGTTCTGCGCCCTGTGTGGCTCCAGCTCGCACGCGCGATCGCGCTGCCCGTGGGCGAGGTTCTGCCCATGAGCGCGCTGCTGGCCCTGATGTCGCCACGAGTGTGGATCGCTGTGGCGCTGGCCATTGCCCTGGCCGGCACCTACTGGAAAGGCTACACCGGCGGCAAGCACGCGGTGCAGCGGGAGTGGGATGCCGCCACTGCCCAGGCCACGGCGGCTGCCCTGGCCGCCGAACAGGCCGCCCGCGCCAAAGAGCAAGCCCTGCAAACCCAAGTCCGAAAGGTCGCCAATGACTACCAGGCAGAAAAGACTCGCCGCGCTGCTGCTGATCAGCTTGCTGCTGACAGCCTGCGCCAGCTCCAGGCCGCCATCGCCGCAGGTGGTGCAACCCGCGCGGATCCCGCCGCCCCCGCCGGAGCTGATGACGACCCCCGAGACGGCATCATTGCCGAGTGTGCAGGAGCTCTTGTCCAAATGGACAAGGCAGCTCGAAGCCTGGCAGACCAGACGCGCGCTCTGCAGG